ATGCAGGTTCTCAGCGACACTATTGGTGTAGTTGAATACCTTAAATCTCTTGGGCAGAAGGTTATTATCCTGCCTGATTTTAACAGCAGTGTTGAGCCCCGTGGATCAGCAGGTTATGCAAACGTCATGTTATCAAACAGCATGATTAAAAAGAAATACCCTGAGTTATGGTGCGAAATTGATAGTGTTGATATGAGGGAAAACTTCGTAAACAACTATAATCCAGCATATTCTCAGGACGTTTCTGACTTTGGAAATGATATCCCTCCAACTTCATTGAAGTATGACGGACTGCATCCTAGCCAATCGAAAGAAACATCTAACGCCCCTGAATATGCATTGCAGGCTGGCGCGGACGTAAACGCTGAATTTATTTACCAGAAATTTCAATTATTAGGGTGGGTGTAAAATGGGTCCGTTTGAGAAACGAAATGGTGTAATTGTCGCAACTGGCGATATTCTTTATCGTGATGGCTCGATTAATAGTGGGACGAAGGGGTTAATTTCATTCCATAACACATGGTCTGGCGCTGGGGCAGACCTCGTTGCTGGTGCGCAAATCAAAAACATGTGCTATGTCGACGACAACGCGACAGCTAACTCTGATCTGACAGCAGCTGGTAATGGGTACGAACTGAACTCAGTTCATGCGCAGGGAATTAATCTCCCGGCATCAATGATTGCCACATCAGGGATGACAAATTATCTGTATACGTTCTGGCTGAAAGTAACAGGTGCTGCTGCTGCTACTTCCAACTCATTCCTGGTGGCTCTGACAAATGGCACACCCAGTAACGCAGCGAACACGCTGTTTTGGCTGCGCCCGACATTCTCTTCAACAACTGCCGCGAGCGCATTGCAGGTGATTAACCACGGAGAGGTGATTAATGCGTACTCATTCCTGTCAGGGCTTTTTGATGGGAATGTCCACCAGGTTGCTGTTGAGCGCGTAGTTTCTTCTGATGGACAATGCAGAAATCGCGCCTCTACCTTGATAGCGTACTGAAGTATGAGAGCTCATTCTCAGCGATTGTTGCTTATCCGGCAGCAATTACTCTGGCGCGGCTGGGGGATGCTGAAATAACAACGACATCACTCTCGGTGAATGGTGGAGTGTATCGCTGTCGACTAGATGACCTGACGCTAACAAGTAAAAATGCCTTAGAGATTCTTTCAGATGACATCAACCTGGTTAATGGGCGCTATAGCTAAAACAATAGTTTGCTACTGACGCAGGGATTGATAGCCACAACCAGCATTGATCTGCCGCTCACTTAAAACTACTGTATATAAAAACAGTATTTATCGGAGGGGCAGATCATGCTTCGACAGTCAGACATCGCCGCGGCTTTCCGCGAGTCGGTATTGCGCAACTCCAAAGGCTACCAGTACCTGCACAACAAAGGATTTTGTGTCAGCGCTGCGCCGGCTTGGGCTGCACTTTACCGACGCAGAGGCTAATGCGTGGATATCTAGAGAGCAGACGTACTTTGTCGACAAAAACCACCGACCATAGCGAAAACCGTTTGTGGATGATGGCCAACATGGGGAGGGTGATCTAATGGATTCCCTTCACCAGCGACGGACTACGTTGAGCAAAGGTTGTCTGTTAACTCGATCTGCAATGTCGGCCAAACACGCTAGTTTTTCGAGCGATCTGGTGGTTACGTTGTACTGGATATCTCCCTGAAGCCAAAGCAGGGTAGCCAACTACTTATACAGCACGGCGGCGGGACGGAGCTTGCCACGCTGAGAGGAAAGTCACTGATTACTGAAGATGGTGAAGCGGATCGAGGGCGAAGCCCTGGACGATGTTACTGTCATCGGCGTCGTGACGTTTACTATCTGCGATGTTCGTTCCGATAATTCTATTATTTAACTGGGGTATATATGGCGCTGAAGCTATTAGCCAATAATAACGCAAAGAGTGTTCTCGCTGCTGGTATTAAGCGCGTCCGCTACCGTTATTACCGTGGGTACTGGAGCGGGGTCTTTATTCCCGTCCCCTGTATCTGGGCAGAGTTATTTCAAATTAACGATAACCGACGCGGCCACGAAAACAATTTCTGAAATTATGCACGTCACGTCTGTATCCGGTGACGTGATGACAGTAATTCGTGGTCAGGAAGGAACTACGGCACGCGTATGGTCAACGAATGACATTGTCGCGAATTTAATGACCGCCGGATCATTGTTGTCGTTCCTGCAGATCAGCAATAACCTGTCAGAAATTAAAGATGCCGGTGAGGATGCGATAAATGAAGCCCGTTATAACCTCGGAATATCTGATTCCTCTGGTTTTGTCGGGCGTTCACTTGGCGCTCCAAAAGCTTTCTATGCAAACGGAACCTATACGCGATCTCCTCTGGCCCGTTATGCAAAAGTAACGTTGACCGGTGCCGGTGGCGGCGGTGGCGGCTGCCAGGCCTCCAACAATACAGAAACCTTCTCCGGTGGCTGGCGGCGGCGCGGGCGCGACCATTATCGTATGGGTTGACCTGTCTGCTGCCAGTTCTTACGCGATTACTGTCGGAAAGGGTGGTAAGGGCGGAGTTGGCGCAGTAAGTGGTGCGGATGGTGGTGCTACCTCGTTTGCCAGCCTGTTCTCAGCTCCTGGCGGGAAAGGCGGCGTGAAGTCAGGCGTGTCCAATACCGCCGGCGGCGCCGGAGGTACGGCGGCGACCGGAGATATCAGGATCAACGGTGGTACCGGCTCAGATGGACAGACAGGCTCAAGCCTTCTGACGGGCAACGGCGGGGCGTCGTATTTTGGCGGCGGTGGTCGGGCGGGTTCTCAGGCCGGTATTGCTGGCGCAGCTCCCGGATCCGGTGGTGGTGGCGCGTATGACCTTGGGTTTACCGGTACGGCATTTACCGGTGGTGATGGTGCTACTGGCATGGCGATCGTGAAGAATTCGCGTAATGGCTTACACTCCTGCACGACCATCGATGTAATCAGCCCACCACTGCATCATCTACCTGCGCTTATCGAGATACTGAGCATGGTTGTAAATTCAACTAACCCAGTGCATTGACAAAAAATTAGCGCAAGAAGACAAAAAATCACCTTGCGCTAATGCTCTGTTACAGGTCACTAATACCATCTAAGTGGTTGATTCATAGTGACTGGATATGTTGTGTTTTGTAGTATCATGCAGTCTATTTTTTAGACTAAATGTATTTTAACACATTGATATTATTGGCTTTTGCTGTTTCGCGTTCAGCTTTTTTATACTAAGTTGGCATTATAAAAAAGCATTGCTTATCAATTTGTTGCAACGAACAGGTCACTATCAGTCAAAATAAAATCATTATTTGATTTCAATTTTGTCCCACTCCCTGCCTCTGTCATCACGATACTGTGATGCCATGGTGTCCGACTTATGCCCGAGAAGATGTTGAGCAAATTTATCGCTTATCTGCTTCTCATAGAGTCTTGCAGACAAACTGCGCAACTCGTGAAAGGTTGGCGGATCCCCTTCGAAGGAAAGACCTGATGCTTTTCGTGCGCGCATAAAATACCTTGATACTGTGCCGGATGAAAGCGGTTCACGACGAGTAGATGCAATTATGGTTTCTCCGCCAAGAATCTTTTTGCATTTATCAAGTGTTTCCTTCATTGATATTCCGAGAACATCAACATGCAATGCTGTTGGGATGGCAATTTTTACTCCTGTTTTGCTTTGCTCGACATAAAGATATCCATCTACGATATCAGACCACTTCATTTCGCATAAATCACCAACTCGTTGCCCGGTAACAACAGCCAGTTCCATTGCAAGTCTTAACCAACATGGTGATGATTCTGCTGCTTGATAAATTTTCAGGTATTCGTCAGCCGTAAGTCTTGATCTCCTTACCTCTGATTTTGCTGCGCGAGTGGCAGCGACCGGGTTTGTTGTTATATGGCCTTCAGCTATTGCCTCTCGGAATGCATCGCTCAGTGTTGATCTGATTAACTTGGCTGACGCCGCCTTGCCCTCGTCTATGTATCCATTGAGCATTGCCGCAATTTCTTTTGTGGTGATGTCTTCAAGTGGAGCATCAGGCAGACCCCTCCTTATTGCTTTAATTTTGCTCATGTAATTTATGAGTGTCTTCTGCTTGATTCCTCTGCTGGCCAGGATTTTTTCGTAGCGATCAAGCCATGAATGTAACGTAACGGAATTATCACTGTTGATTCTCGCTGTCAGAGGCTTGTGTTTGTGTCCTGAAAATAACTCAATGTTGGCCTGTATAGCTTCAGTGATTGCGATTCGCCTGTCTCGGCCTAATCCAAACTCTTTACCCGTCCTTGGGTCCCTGTAGCAGTAATATCCATTGTTTTCTTATATAAAGGTTAGGGGGGTAAATCCCGGCGCTCATGAATTCGCCTTCTTCCCATTTCTGATCCTCTTCAAAAGGCTACCTGTTACTGGTCGATTTAAGTCAACCTTTACCGCTGATTCGTGGAACAGATACTCTCTTCCATCCTTAACCGGAGGAGGGAATATCCTGCACTCGCGTACCCATCGACGAACTGTTTCAAGGCTTCTTGGACGTCGCTGGCGTGCGTTCCACTCCTGAAGTGTTAAGTACATCGCAAAGTCTCCGCAATTACACGCAAGAAAAAACCGCCATCAGGCGGCTTGGTGTTCTTTCAGTTCTTCAATTCGAATATTGGTTACGTCTGCATGTGCTATCTGCGCCCACAGCATCCAGTGGGCATAGCAGTCATTGATGTCCTCTGCTTCGATAACTCTGTTGAATGGCTCTCCATTCCATTCACCTGTGACTCGGAAGTGCATTTATCATCTCCATAAAACAAAACTCGCCGTAGCGAGTTCAGATAAAAGAAATCCCCGCGAGTGCGAGGATTGTTATTGTCTTTGCTTCGTGCATTTGTCGCACTTTCGGCACCATCCAGATAGGCACATCCGTCCGCAATTAACACATATAGGCCACATCATTTTTCCTCTTTTGGTTTATGAATCTGAATGGTCATGCCGCTTTGAGTGGTGACTACAATGACAGAACCAGGCTGAAGGCTGTTAAGATTGAATGCTTCGTAAAACGAATCCAATGCCAGTGCTTTTTTATTCTTTCGGTTCCACCAACGCCATCCCTTTCTACAGGCTACACTGACAATCCACTGTCCACTCCTGTAAGCCATATAAAACCAGATGAGCAAAACCTGAAGGAATGCTATCCAGTCAATAATCGTATATTTCGCGAAGGAGTCCATCACTTCACCTCCTGCGGCGGTTCTGGTAGAGGCATCCAGTCGGTTACATTGCGGCTCTGCGTTTCGAAGAACTCCTCACCATTGCGGACGACATCAAAAAACTCACCGTCTCGATATTGCGCATAAAGAACGAATGCGCCATCACATAAAATAATTACGTGCTGACCGTCCTCTGGCATCCGCTCACTACAGCTTATCCAACCATCCGGAGTTACCGGAGAGTTGCCCGACAGCTCGTTCAACTTGTAAGTTTGGCTTACAGGTTCGGCTTCCAGTTCTGCTATGCGTTTTTTTGCTGCTTCCAGCTCCACACGCAGCCTCCCAACCGTTAGTGCAATATTCTCGTTCTCCTGGTCGCGGTGTTTGATGTATTGCTGGTTTCTTTCCCGTTCATCCAGAAGCGCCAGCACAATGTGTGGCGTTATCCGGGACTCAAATTCGGCAACAGCTTGCTCGCCTCGCTTGTAATTCTTAATCCCACCTAAATCTTTCGCGTTCTGCGCCGCCTCACGCAGTGCCTGATAGTCAATCTCGCTCACTGGCTGCCTCCTTTGCTGGGCTTTCTAGCTTCTGAGTGGTTGTATCAAACTCAAACAACTTAACCACGTCATCAAACAGGACATAATCGCCATCAGAATCTTCAGTCATGTCAGCGGCCACAATCCTGACCGCACGAGTCACAACCATCCATATCAAGCTCGTATCGCTTCAGGTTTGCGATATTTGATAAATTCAGCACCAGTACAGCCAGGTCATAAACCTCGTCAACGGTATACCCTGCACCATGTCCATACATTTCAATGCTGGATATGATTTCTTCTACTCGTTGTTTTGTGATTGTCATTTTTGCTCACCTCCTTTGCGTAACTGGGAGGCGCTTCTGATCTTTCCACTTTTGACCCCAGCGAAAGCCTTTAGCCAAAGCTTACGGTTGAGTGGATCATCTGTTGAATACGGATTGTCAGTTACATCGAGGCCTATTACGGCGGCGTAGATTCCCTCCTCGTAAGCGTTGTCGACGTCTCTGGCATTACCATCTGCATCAATTCTTATGGCAGGATTAATCTGATTGCTCATGCCGCACCTCCTTCGCGAAGCTGAGTGGCGAATTTCATTAAGCTCAGCTAACAATTCATCAGACCACTGAGCCGCTCTGCTTGCGTAGAGCATCTCCACACCCCTGAGCCCACACTTCAGCCAGGAAAGCATCGGTGGCTGTGGTGTCTGATTGCAGAGACTTTTGCGCGATAGTCATTCCACCCTCTTGCATACATGGGATTAACTTGCACTCCATCTTTTACGCAATATGCCTGCCCTCCACGGTTGATAACATTGATTTCGTCCCATATCGCCAGACTTCAGCCCCGCATTCTCCGCTGCTAGCGCCGCGCACTTGGCCTCCGCTTCAGCAAATTTACGCACCAGATATTCAGCGTTTGTTTCGTTAACCTTTTAAATCTCGTGGGATGCATTTACCTTTCAGAAAACCATCCATCTCAATTAGTGACATTTTGTTTCATTTCTTCCCACCTCCGCCACATCGCATTCAGATATTTGTTTTTGATTTACTGACGGAAAAGAATTTCTCTTAAGCAATTCCTCTCTCGATGGCATTGGCTTTACGCGTTGGCGAATAATCATTTCTGCCGGAAGAATGCCGGGATTGTATGCAAGTCCTCTCATGGTAAATTCCTCAGTCATTACTGATAGCGCCATAGCGTGAGCGGTAAATTACGCAGGCGCGGGTCGATATATTCAGGGAAGTGGGTATATGTGGATTTGCGGAATGGTCGGATTGATGTTTCGTTTATTCGGTCTTTTTCCTGTTTTTTCTGCGAGTTGTATATCGCGTCGGTACTTCCGTTCTTCTTTTGTTTCTGGTGGCAGAGCAAGAAACGCGTCGAGATTATTCTTGAATACTTTTCCAGCACCTCCGATATGGAATTGCCGGAACAGCGGCGCGGGTCGTCCGCACCAATTATAGAGGCGCTGGCATGGTTTTCTCCTGTTGATTATTTAGCTAACTTTTTCCAGATCGCTGAAACGTATTTGGCTTGGTGGATGGCATCATCAAGCGCGTTGTGGCGAGTTCCTTTGAATGGCATATCTCGCTTAGGATCGAATCCTATTACCTTCCCAAGTTCGACGATTGTTCTTACGTCGCGGTCATTCCACCACTGCCACGGAACTGGCTGCCCTGTCAGCGAATAACTGTTGCGGAGAATAACGCAGTCAAATGATGCTCCATTCCCCCAAACCTGAACGAGTTTGTGGTTGGCGTTCTTTATGATGAATTCAGATAACCATGAAAGAGCCGTTGAAAGCTCCTGAGTGTTGCTGGTTAGCGATTTTCTGGCTTCTTCACTCTGTTCCAGCCACCATAAAATCGTTGAAGCGTCAGGACGCGCCCGATATCGCATTGATGACTCAAGCGAGATATTTACCGAGAACTCTTCTCCTGTTTCTCCGGTATTCGGGTCAAAGAATACCGCCCCAATAGAAAATAACTGGCGCGTATGGCCCGTTGCCCATTGTTTCAAGGTCAACCATCAAGTGATTCATGTAAGTCCTTAAATTGCGTGAATAGCGTGACGAGGGAAAGGGAGAGTTACTGGTGCAAAGGGGATATCGTCGTCAAAATCATCCATAGGTGGTTCGCTGTGATTCCCTTGCTGCTGAGGTTGCTGTCTTTGTTGCTGACCGTCATTTCGCTGAGGTGAAGACTGTTCATTGCCTCCTTGCTTGCCACCAAGCATTTGCATGGTTCCACCAACGCCCACGATGACTTCGGTAGTGAACCGATCCTGTCCGCTTTGATCCTGCCATTTTCTTGTCCGCAATTTTCCTTCAAGATAAACCTCAGAGCCTTTTCGCAGATATTCGCTGGCAATTTCTGCCAGTTTTCCGCTCATTACCACGCGGTGCCACTCCGTCTGCTCCTTTTGCTCTCCAGTTTGCTTATCACGCCATTGTTCTGACGTAGCAACTGTAAGGTTTGCAAATGCCGTTCCTGATGGTGAATATCTGATTTCTGGATCATGCCCAAGGCGACCAATAATGATCACCTTATTTACGCCTCTGCTTGCCATTTATGCCGCCTGTTTTAGTTCGTTAACTCTGATGTTCATTACCTGAACGCATTTAGCCTGCGCCTCCTCGTTGCCAGCCATTAATTGCCAGTCACGCTGATAACGCTCGATGAGTTTTTTCTTGTCAGTTTCTGTTGACACATAATCGCTGAAGTCTTTCAGGATTTGTTCGCAGTCAACCGATGGAGATTTCTGGTTGGTATTTTCTGGTGATGGTTTGTTATCTGATGCTGGTATTGCCCATCCCGGCAGCGATGGAGGGAGCCAGTAAAATCCTGTTCCATCCTTGAGTTTTGCCCTGTGCCATCCCTGCTTTTTATCGAGAGATGTTTGTGCGAAACCTTCCTCAAGGTTATACAGATACCGACCGATTCCCCACTGAACGGCAGCGCGCTTCATTGCACCGGAACGACCACCTTTGACGGCTTCTACCTGCGTGTTTTCAGCAGCATCCCATTTGGTTACCCATTCGGAATCAATCTTTATTGATATGCCGCATTCAACGCCGCCGTTGTTGGGAATATCGCGGTATTCATTGCGCCATCCTGCTTTGCCGCAAACATCGTCCAGGCGTTTCATGATTGCCCGGTTCGTGACATAAGCCAGCACCATAGCCCACACTTTGCCATCGCGTGTTTTACCGCTTTGCTGTATTCGCCATTCGATATCTTCAGGGCTGAATGGCTCATCGAATTTATTCAAATCCATAATTCACCTCAGAATGGACACGGCCCAAGGAAATAACGCTGATTTAATACTTCGACTCGGGACAAATTAAGGCATACCCGCATTCCTTCGCGGTCGCCATTATGGCGATACCAGAGAGCTTTCTGCGTGTACATGCGTCTCTGTAACTTGCTCTCCTTCACTGTGGTTGCAAGTGACATGAATATCTCCTTCGTTACCGATTAATTCTTTCATCTGACGAATGAATTCTTCGTCTGACCAGTTATCTGTAAAACTCATTTCCTGCGATACCACGGAAGGTTGATAGCTGATTTCATCGCTTTATTTGCTTCAAGCCACATTTTGGAATCACCAATAAATCTGGCTATTACTGCTTTATTTTGTGCTGCACGAAGCATCTGGTGATTGATGGCTATTTCATTGCGCATAATAAGACCTCAACTCTTTTCCATCCGTCACGTAATTTACGGGTGATTCGTTCAAGTAAAGATTCATTTAATTGGAAGGCACCCATGCGAGCGCCTCCCGCGATTGCGTAAATCAT